GTTTCGGTTTTTTCTGTGTCAAAAAAAATGTTGTTGTTTCGTTTTTGTTGTTGTTTTTTGCGTCTGTTGTTGAGGTGTTGTGCTCCGCGTCTGCTGTTGCATGGTTTGCAGCTGGGTACGAGTCCGTCTTGCCACGTTCCGCCTTTGTCTACTTCAATAAGGTGGTCTGCTTCGGTTGCTGGTGCTTTGTGGCACCAGTGGCAGGTGGGGTTGTCTGCTAGTAGTGCGGCTCGTGCGGCTTTGTAGCCGGGGTCGTTGTATTCGCTCATCTATTGCTCTTGGGGGTTGTGTAGCGGTTGTGCCAGTGCTCGCCGTTGTGGGTTCTGTATGCGTGGCAGTTGCGGCATATTGCGTCGCATTTGTTTAGTTCTGCGATAAGCGCTGCATCTGTGATGTGTGCAAGTTTGTATGCGATTGTGAAGGTTTTATCTGTTGGGTTGCGGTGATCTAAGTCGATACAGACAATGGTGGTTTCGTTTATTTCCATGTGGCAGTCGGCGCAGTGTTTAGCGTTAAGTTTGTATTGGCGGACGATGTTGCGTTGTCGTGCGTATTTCGCTCTTTGTCGTGCGCGGCGGTTTTCTGCTTTTTGTTCTGTGGTGAGGCGTGTTTTCGTGGTGTAACGATTTGGGTATTTACAGCGTGGTGAACAGTACATTTTGCGGCTGTTGCCGTAGTGTTCGGCTGTTGTGCCGCAAGTGACACAAGTGAACTGTTTTGGTTTTTTCGGCTTGCCCGATGTCATAGGCGTATTGTACTACCGCCCTCACCGCTAAAGCGGTATCGGTTGGTCTCTGTTACATGATCGACTTGGGTGGTGTGTGTTCCCCCACCGTTTCAGAGCTTTCATCTGTGGTCGCCGTCAATGGTTAAAGACCGACACCAGTACCTTTTATGTCGTTAGGGAACGCTGGGCAACGACTGACCCCTGTGCCACTTCAGGTCAGTCATCACATGAAACAGGGCGCGTTGCTCTACCCACGTCACCGTGTATTACAGCTGCAGAGTCCAAACCCCTACGAGCCCGTGCTTGTATTCAGTTATTTAGTCTCTAGTGCCTTGAATAATAGCGACACCGATACAGACAAGTAGGGCGTACCACGCGACAAGTATCACGGCAACCTCGATGATAGGCGCTTCACGATGCGTTCCTCATCGGCTGGTCGCCAAATGTGAACCTCACAACCGTTCGTTAGCAGTTGCGCTATGCGAGCCTCCTGAATAGGCGTGAGTTTGCCTTTCGCTGTTTTCAGTTCAGCGAACACTATTCCTTGACCTTTACGCCCTATGAGGATTAGGTCGGGCATCCCTGCGAGCCCATCGGTTTTGTAAGTATTGCCGTACTTGCCGGGGCGAATATGATGAGCATCCCAGCCGCAGGTGCTGGCGATCTGTATCACCTTTTCTTGCCATAGGCGCTCTGATGCTTCAAGCTGCATGAGCCACCACCAAACGTCCTACAAACTCTGCGACCTGTGGCACGACAGCGTTACCTAGTCCTCTAAGTCTGTCCACCCGATGGGGAACCCCATTAGCCACTCGACCCACTCCGGGTTCGGACTTCCACCAATCACAAATGGTAAATCCTTTTCCAATCCCTTCATAGACCGACCCGATGCGCCTTTGTGATCGCGTGCCTGTGGCGTTGGAAACAAGGCTGGCAGTTTCCCTTGTGCTTCCCAGACCGACTTGCCCAGTATCGCATTCGCTTCGGCTTCCGTCATTTTGCCAGCCTCTACTTGAGCTCTGTACATTCTCACGTTGCCTTCCATTGGGCGTGTGACTGCTGTTGGGGTAGGCCACAATAAAGACTCGTTCTCTAATGTGCGGCGCACCCTGCGAGGCAGCTGATACAAGTTCCCACTCGCAGTCATACCCGATGGAGGTAAGACTTCCAATAACCTCGATTCCTCCCATAGAGAGATGTCCCCGAACATTTTCCAAGATTGCGTATCGGGGTCGTAGTCGGCTAATGGCTTCAAGTACCCAAGGGAACAAGTGTCGAGGGTCGTCTGTGCCTCGTCTGTGTCCTGCTGTGCTGAATGGCTGACAGGGGTAGCCTCCACAAATAACATCGGGTCGCTCAACGGCTGACCAGTCGATCTGTTTGATGTCGCCATGATTGGGTATGTCCTTCCAATGCTTAGCCAACACTCGGCTGGCGTATGGGTCGATTTCTGATTGCCAAATAACACGCATACCAGCGCGTTCTAAACCGAGGTCTAAACCCCCAATACCTGAAAACAGGCTGCCGACCGTAAGGCTCATTTATAAGACCTTGCCCACACAATCCCAGCCGTAACGCAAAACGCCGTATAGCCGATAAACACGAGAAAGTCAAACACTAGAACGGCTCTTCCTCGGGCAACGGTGGATAATCAGGCTCATCATTAGCCTTCAACGCTTCAATAGCGCGCGACACCTCAAACTTGTCCATTGAGTCAATGTTGATCGGTGGCAGTTTTCCAGCGTCCTTGAGCAGCTTCTTAAACAGCCATAATTGCTTATCGCTTGGAGCGTTGGCTGGCTTTGTGATTGTGGTTTCGCCCTGTGTGGTGGTCATTCGGTTCACTTTTGCCATTTCCTCACGGCTGGGGCGCTTTGACACATCAGAACCTGCGTAGCCAGCGTTAGCCAACGCGCGACCCACAGCACCTGTCTCACAATTCTCGACATGGCTTGTACGGTTCACATTGCCCTGCCCCCGGACTTCCTCAGCCCAGCCAGTCGCAATAATCTCCCCATCAAGCCACAGCTCAGCCTTGAATACAGCCACATCTGACAGGTAATGCACTAAATCGGTGATGACGCGCCCTGTTGGGTGGTCTTTAAGCCAGCGATCCAGTCGTGCTGCTACTGGCTCGTAGTCGTCAAGGTTGAAACCCATTATTCCTCGCTCTCGGGGTCGGTGTTCTCGTTGCAGTCGCAATAACAGTCATTGGGGCACTCATCGATGTCGTGGAGGCAGTCGCCACACCACTCATCCTGTGAACAGTAGTCACACATTCCGTATTCCCACACGCGTGGGTCGTTGCATTTACAGCCGCTCATCGTGCTGCCCTGTCATCATGTTGAAAACCTGATCGCCGAGCGTCATTGTCAGGCTAGTGAGTTGCGCTGAATTGTGCTGAGCAATCAGGGCTGCTGCTTCACGGCACGCGCGCTCATCTTTAACAAACTTCATACGTTGAAACTCATCAGCGAGATTGTTTAAGTAAGTGATTATTTCGGACGGTTTCATGGTGTTCTCCTGCATTGTTTTCGGACTTGCTGCTTGCCATTATTGCACACAAGCGAGCGTAGTTCGGGTGATGTTTTCCAGTAGTGCTTCCAACAGCCGTGACCGTATGCGCCTACTGCGTATTGTTTGCGTCCTTGTTCTGTGTGACCAAAGAAAAAGGCACGATCTAACACTCTTGCCTGCTGCGCGAATGTCAGGGTATGAGCCTGACTGTTGGGTGTTTCAGCAAAGAGATCCCACGTTGAGCGAGCAAATCCGAAAGCCCCGACGTATGACCGTGTTTTGTGTCGGGTGTTGTTTTGGGTTTCGCATTGTGCGAGCCGGACGTACCACGCTTTGGGCAAAGGGTGATTCCAGCCGTCTGAGGCTGATACGCGACCGATCGGCAAAACAAGGCTGGCGATCACGGCAAGTACCGTGATGCGTTTACCCAAAATGGTTAAACCTTGTTGGCGAACCCCAAGAAGCCGACACGCTAGGGCGTGTCGATAGTGATGCTTCCATCAGCCCTGTTGTGGTGTTTCGCCACACGGTTATTAGTTGCAAGCCGTTTTCGGTTTGGAATGTTGCCATTTCCCATGTCGGCATTTCACCCTTGATCGGGTTGCCTATAAGAGACGTTTTGTTTAGTTCCATCTGTTTGGGTTCCGTTTCTGTTCCTCGTAGCCCCATTGTGCAAAAGCAAAGCCAGCGATAAACGCAACCAGCATGGCTACACCCATCAACCCGAAAGCGATTAAAACTCTAGTCATTTTGCGTCCTGCCAAGCCTCAAAACCTGCCGGGGTGAACACGCAGACCATCATTTGTGATCCTGAAATGCCCTCGCGCCTAACGCCAGTGTCCTCAATGAAACCGAGTCGGCGTAGATCGGAACAGCGTTTCCAGTAGCCAGCGCCACGCGACGCAAGACCTGAAAACACGCCTGCTTCCTCATCGGTAAGCCCTTGACGGTGCAAAATGTACTCCTCTAGCAGTTTGTAAGCCTGTGTGCCTTGACGTAGGCGAACATCTTGTGCAGCTGCTTGGCTGGTGTCAGGGTCGGTAGCCCTGAAAAGTGGTAGGTCGTCTAGTTTCATGGTGTTCTCCTTTGTGTTGCACCTCTTGGCAGGTGGTGTTCCCTACTTTAACGGCTCGGAGTGTCTTGTCAAGTCATTACGAAATAGCAGGGGCTGGGGAGGAGAAACACCGACTCACCCAGCCCCCTAGCCTCAGCAGTAGTCCAAGCTGCTGAGAGTCCTATGGTTTTGGCAGGCTACGCCAAATACGATCGTATGCCTCAGCCGACATGTCTGCCCAGCGTTTGTGGAGTTCCACATGCAGCCACGAGCCTCTGATGCCGATTGTGTCTGTGGTGTGGGTTTTCCACGCTGCACGGCTGCAGAGCCAGGTGCGACCGTATGAGCCTGCCATGTAGTCGTTGATAAGGGCTATGCCTAGTTCATCGGCGTATTTCACGAACCAGTCGCAGGCTTGCAGGGCATCGGCTCGGCTGGTGTATTGGAGGTCGATCGCGAGGGCTGCAGCGTGTTGGGACATTTGCCCTGGCTTGTTTCTGATGTCTCTAACTACCCAAGTCCCCAACGAAGTGAACTTCCAACGCCTCTTGCATAGATCGAGAAACTTCTCTGTGCCTGGGCGTTTGCCTTTGGCTGGGACTTTGGCTGGTGTGTAGGGCTTTTTAGTCGCCATGTTTAGCCCCGATGATCGGATTGACTGGCATACCTTGTCGGGCTGCGATGCCGTTACCTACGGCATAGCCAACAATTAAACCACCGATAGCGTTAAAACTGGCTTGGTCGAGTTTGTCTAGTGCGCGCAGAACTGTGATGCAAACGAGTGCAACGAGAGCAATTAGGGCTTTGGGTGGGTTTGCTAGCGTCATCGGTTATGCCTTTCGATAACCGTAAACAGCGTAATTACCAGTAATTGAACCGCTTGCAGCATCAATTTGAAAGCCTGTGAATTGACTGGTGCTGTCAATTTGGTGAATTAAATCAATAAATAGACCAGAAGCAGGGTCTAAGGCTTTATGCATAATCTGCGTACGAGAAGTGCTCAGATTAGGCGCAAATACAGTCATTCTTACGGGTGCAGTAATTGTCGAAGTAGTCCCATGATTGGTCACAAATGCTGAAGTCAAACCAGCCGCGTAAAAATTGGTTAAAGCGCCAGTTCCTATGTAAAAGCCATAACGGATGTAATTTGCGGCGTTGTAAATGGTATTTGTACCTGTGTAAAAATTCAGACTTGTGTTATTTGCCGCACTGCCGTAATACTGCAGAACTATTTCATAATGATCGTATGTGCTCGTAAAACAACCTGTAACAGCCAAAGGGTCTTGTGCGCTAAATGTGCCACCAGTGACATACACCAGCCCTGCGTTAGCAAGAAAAGTGTTTGTATCCGAGGCTGTAAGCACCGATCCAGCTGTGAAAGTTTTAATAGCCATTTATGGGTATCCCAATCTGTTAGTGTCCAAAACCCCAAACGCGCTGGAGTCTAAAATAAAAGGCTGCCCAAGACTAGGTGATAAATACACCTGCGCTGTGGCTCTATCAGGGTAAAACACCCCTGACACGCCTTGAATGATGCCTTCGGAGGTGACACCTCGGAAAGTGACGGTCGCGCGCGACTGTAAAACACGCTGAGGAGAAGCCTCCTGAGTGTTATACATACGCAGCAGCGCCTCAACGATGCCATCATCGATCAAGTCATTTACCCCGACAATGTAAGGGCAGGCTTGTAGTTGACCACTCAGCATCGCGAAAAGATAGTTGGCTTGATTAAGGGAATCGGCTGTACTTGAGTTAAAAGTGGCGTAGTTAAGCGAGTTAAAAGGCGCAGTCCCAGCAGCGGTTTGAGTCGTCAGCCCAGCAGCTTGAACATTGATCTCGTTAAACGTGTTTTGGACTGACGACAAAAATTGCAGGTCATTGAACTTGCGTGTCCCGACAGCGCCAGTATCAGAAAACGTGAAAGGTGTGTCGCCCACGACCGTAGCCCAAGGCATGACTCCAAGTTTTGTCGATGCTCGTGACGCGACATCATCAATCGTACCGACAATGCTTCGCAGCAGCATGTTCATTAGGTCTAGTGCTGACCCTGTAAAAGTTTGCCCTGACAACGTGGGGCTACCATCTGCTGATGACGGTGTGACCGGGGTAATGCCAAGATTGTCCACGTTTGCATCGAAACAAAGGTTGTCGATCGTGAATGAGGCTTTTTGGCTTGGGAATGTGTAGTCCACCAGCTGGTTACTGCCAAGGATGCCTGTCCCACCTGAAGCGGTGATCCTGATCCTGTCGGCTGGTGCGTAGCCAGTACCAGAGTTGTAAGGCATCGCATAGGAGCGCTCAACATCGGTGATACGCCCCTGAAAGTAACATACAGCCGTCCCAGCGTTTGAGGCTCTGACATCAATGTACTGCCCAATCGCTAACGGTGTGGCATACGAGGTTGCAGGTATCAACTCGACCACACATGACGACTGTGGGAAAGGGTCTTGGAAACGCTGACGACCCCGAGAAATAGCCACCGACTGGACACCAGTCAAAGTGGTATAAGTACCATTGACCGCTGTTGAATAGTTAACTGTCGGGGCTGTGTACGGCATTTACGCGCTCACTCTAATCGGGATTGAGCCGTTGAGCTGCATGTAACGCCTGAGTGCGTCCACAGTCGCGTTAGGGTCGCCACCGTTCACATTAATCGTCACATTGTTTGACTGGTTGCTGCTGCTCATTGCTTGAAAGCGGCTGATGTCAGCACCTGTCGGGAGGGCAGGTGTTGGCGCGTCAATCCTCCCGAGTGTGACTGAGCCGATAGTGCCGATGTCTTTCCCGGGCTTTACAAGGTTAATGCCCTTAATGATCGTATTTACGACTGTGATCCACGCATTAGCAAGCGCCTCAAAATAGGTCAGCAATCCGTTAATAACGGTGCGCACGATGTTTCTAAAGCCTTCAAACTTGGTGTAGGCAACAGCAAGACCAGTCACTAACGCGCCGATACCGACAGCAATCAGCCCAAATGGGTTTAACGCCATAGCGACATTGACAGCCATAATGGCAGCAGCGACCGATGAGATCGTTCCAGCGATGATCAGAAACGCCTGTGGGTTTTGTTGTGCCCAATTAGCCATAGACAGCAGATAAGGCAAAACAGCCTCAACAGCAGGCAAAAGAGCAGCACCAATCGACTCTTTCGTCTCCGAGATCGACAATGAAAGCCGTTTCATGCCACCCTCGGCCGTGTTCGCTGCCGAGGTTGCTGCACCATCAAACGTGACACCAAGCATCTGCATCACCTCATCAAGCGATGCGCCACCCTTAATGACATCACGCAGGCTCGGGTCTAACTTTTGCAGGGCTGTGAGGTTGCCTCCATAGGCTTTAGCGAGCGCTGTTGTCACGCTGTCGAGGTCTTTTCCTGTCGCTGCTGAAATGTCCATCGCCAACTTGGCTGCCTTTTGAGCCTCGGTGACATCCATTGTCGCGCGACCAAGTTTTGCTAACGCCGGGCGCAGCTCATCATCGGCGACACCGAGTAACTGCCCCTGAGTGCTGATCCAGTCCTCTGTGGCTGCTACCTGTGCATCGGTCGCCCCTGTGGTCTGTTTCAGGCTTCGCGCCAATTCGGTTTGCGCCGCTGCGTCCTCCATCGCGCCTTTAGTGGCATCGAACAGCGCGACACCGACAGCGCCAAGAGCTGCAGCTGCTGGGATCGCTGCTTTTTTGATTGCGTACTGTGCTTTAGCGCCGACACCCTCTAATTGTGAAAACTCTTTTTTGGCGCGTTCTAGACCTTTGCCGTCAAACTCGCTGATGATGGGGATACTTATAGCCATTAGCGCAATGCCTCGCTTACTTGTCGCATTAGGTCTTTAACTAATCTTTCCACACCAGCCACCACATCGTCTTGATGTTGGGTGTATGCACGCCACAGAAAACGCCCCGGCTGACCATAGCGAGCCGACAGCGCTTGCACCATCACGCGACCACGCTCTGTTGGAACAGAACCTTTACCAGCCATTTCGACCACTGTCGCAGCAGGGCTAGACCAGCGCATACCGAAAGTAGCGAGATGACTGGTAAAGCCGTTGAATTGCCGTGGTTTTTTGCCTGAAATAAACGGTTTGATTGCCTTGTCTGATTGCTGGTCTGACCACGGGAAAATCTGTCTGCCCGATTTGGTTTTCCACTGGTAAGCCATGCCGGACAGTGGAGGTTCGGCTGGTGTGAGTGTTTTTGCCGTGTTGATAGCAGGGGCGACGATCTCTTTATAGTCGCGCGTCAATTGTTTGCGCGCTTCCTTGTCGATCTTGCCGAGTTCGCGCAAGGCTTCCTTCACGCCGATCACCTCGACTGATGCTGTTGCGCTCATCGTTTCTTTCTGCTTTCGTTAATGACATCGATCACGGTTGCCAGCATCCGAGCATCGAACTCTATTTCGCGAGGGAAAAACCCAGTCTCCACCAGCACAACGGCTAGGGCTCTGTTGTAACTCCCTCGTCCGTAGGGTTTGCATCGCTACTGACCACCTCAATTTTTAGGATGTTTTTGAGGTAGTCATCAAACACGACAGGCACAACAATTTCGTGCTGTTTGCAAGCCTCATACGAGAGAAATGCAAGATGCTCTAGCGCGATGCCTTGTGCCAGCTCTGACGCTTTGATTTTGAACTTACGTTCGAGGGCGACAATCGTGAAAAGGTTCGTTTCAACCTGATACGGATCGGCATCGATTGGTGTGACTTTGATTGTGAGTTGCATGGTGTTTCTCTTTATTTGGTTAGATCGGTTTAGGCAGTCACCTCTGAATAAACGCCACCCGTGAAGGTGATGTCGATCTGTTGGATCTCGCCTACGGCGCTATTCAGCACAGGAAGCATTTCAAGATAGCAACCTGTCACAGTGTGGATCGGGTTGGTCGCGCTGGTCGCTGCACTTGATGCCTTGAGTGTGACTGTCGTGCGTGTACCGACAAGGCTCTTAAGGGTTGCGTACACCTCTGCAGCGCCATAAGTGAGAAACAGCGACATCGTGAGTTCGTTGTTTTGCAAGCCACCCGAAAACTCGCGTGAGGTGCTACCAAACGATGTTGTGTCGATTGACTCGACCGTACGGTTTAGGGTTGCTGCTGTACACCAGCCAGTCAGAGCAACCGAGTTCACGGTCACGACAGGGTTGGAGAGGTAGGTTGATGTTGCCATGATTTAGTCCTCGGCTTTTTCTTTAGTTGATGATTTTTCTGCTTTGATGAAGCCACCCTCAACAAGTGCTTCAACATTTACGCCCTCGGCAGGGACGAACTCGTCGCCCGGTGTGCCTACTAGCTCTGAAATGATGATGTATTTCATGTTTCTCCTATGGGGTGCGCTGTACTGCGACAGCGACCGTTAGATCGTATGTAGGGAGGTCTTGCCCACCTGTGGAAATAAAGCCCGGGCGTAGATCGGTGACAGCAATGCTGCTGTTCATAATCTGATCGGCGACCGTCATCAGATAGTCGCCTGCGTCTTGGTTGCCCGGTGGTGGAGCGCAAATATGAGCCGTCAGACGAACATCGCCGACGTTGTAGTTAAACGCTGTGACCGTTGGAAGCCCGATAAACACGCTGAAGGGACGCAGATTTCGAGGGTCTGTAACGACCTGTAATCCGAGCGCTGTAAGGCTGTTTTTCAGGGTTGTGACAGCCTGCGCAAGAATACCAGTAGCAGCCACTATGCGACCTGTGCCCTACCGATGCCAAGCAGCTGCTTAACGCGACCCAATGTGACTGGCTGGGCAAACTGTCCCATCTGGTCAAACGAGCCGTAATTATCGCCTGTCGTGCCACGCTCACGGAACAGCAAAGCAGCGTAAAGGATCACGCCCTCTTTAATGTCCGAACCGGGTGACACGTTTGGGTGATCTTGATAGCCAGCGTTTGCCCGCCATTTGTAGCAACGATCATTGGCAGCATCGACACAGGTTGTCAGATGTGTCAGGTCGTCACCTGTTGGCGAATACCCAAGCCATACCTCAACATCAGCAACGCTTGCCCACGAGGTTTCGATGTGTACTTGACCCCATACAGCCTGTGACGCAATCGTGAAATTGCCTTTGCTGTATGTGATGGTCTTTAAGGTGTCGTCGACTGCTGTGATTTGCTGGTCAAGGCTGTTCCACGATGCGTTTGGCAAGCCACCGATGTCTACGCGCGACCCGACCAAAATGCCGTTTGTTTCGTTTAGGGTCAGAGTGAATACGCCCGAGGTCGCCGAAAGATTAGTGACCGTTTTATCGATCGCAATCGGGAATGTGGGTGTACTCACTCTGACTCCTAGCCGTGTCTATTTAGGCTGCTGTGCGCTTGACAAACTTGCTTGCGTCAATCATCAGCGTTGCAAAGCTGCCGCGCCATGCGAGGGTACGTGACAGCGTTGATGGGACTTCGATTGAGATCGCACCCTTCTGCTGTTCAAAGATTTCATAACCAGAGCCGTCACCCACGATGATCGTGCCATTAGCGAAGTTACGGTCAACGACAACGCGCAAACCGAAAGCGACAGCCGAGTCCGAGCCGGGTGACATTGAGCCAAAAGCGTTCATCGGACCAACCTGTGGGAACAATGGGCGACCTGCTGTATCCACGAGCTGCCCAAGTGCGGCAAACATGTCGCTTGACAGGAACAGATGGTTCGGGAGGTTGCCGTTCGATCCTGAAAGGATTGTCGCTGCTGCGTCATAAACAAACTTTGTCCACTTTGCTGGATCATCGAGGTCTGCGTCTGCGAGGACTGCCGTGACGGATGAGCCCGAGACGAGGTTGTCTGCTGCCACGTTGTCGGTGGTGTTCGCGTAGATGCGTCCCATGTCGTCAAGGATGAGATTGAGAACTGCTGGGTCTGTCCAATCGAGGTCTTGCTCGGAGATGGTTACATAGCCACCGTAGGTTGCCTTTGTGACCTGATTGTTGTACACCACGAATGTACCTGACTGGAGTGCAGCGTTTTCAGCAGACTGAACAGCCATTGAGGTATGTGTGGTGACTTCAGGACGGATGAAAACTTTGCCTCCACCTGGCATCGCTTTTGCGCCGATTGCGTCCACGACTGGACGGCGACCTACGAAATTGTTGTACACAGGTGCAACAATGGGAACAGGCAAAATACCTGGGGTGTCTGAGGTGACAACATCAGGTGCAGCTGCGCGAAGTGCCTCGCTCATGCCACGCCATGCATCGCCACCTGCGATTGCTGCTGCAATGTATTCAACGGCTGTGGGCAATTCGTAGTGCTTGCGAGCTGCTGCAAAAATTGGGGTTGTGGGGACGATCTCAGCCGAAGCCTCAACCGCTGGGGTTTCTTGTGACATGTTTTCCTCCTCAGGAATGTCGGGTTGGGGTTCGTCTGCTTCAGGTTCTGAAGCGGCGATTTCCGTGATGACAGCATCCTTAAATGCTGGCTGTGCGACAAGGCTGATCTCAACTAGGTTTGCTTGTGAGACGACCATCGTGCCGTTCTTGTCGTATTTGTACTTAACAGGGATAGCACCAACGCTGACCGAGTCATACGCTGATGCTTTTACGAGTTCTAGTGCGTCATTAGCGCGCGCTGTTTTAGCGAACTTTGCTGTAAACAGTAACCCTTCTTCAGCCTCGACTAATTCGGTGACGACACCGATGAGCGCACCCATGTCGTGACCTTCTAACAGTTTTGGGGCTTTCGCATTTACATCGAAAGCGCCGGGCTTGAAAGCGACTTTTTCGCCTGATGAAACGGTCGCTGCTGTTGGATACCACGGCACAGCAACACCAGTGATGGTGCGTGGCGATTCTTCATCGCCTGCTGCTGCGTCCAGCGTGATGGGTACTGCTACAAAATGCATCATAGATTTGAGTCCTGTCGGTCTTGGGCTGATGGTTCAGGCATGATCGGTGAATAATCTTCTGAGCCGATGTAGTCCTCAATGTCAAACTCGACATAGCGACCACGAGGAAGCACATCGTCTCCTGAGAGGGTTTGTTCGATGACATCGAGGTAGAGGCGAGCGCCAAAGAGATACAAGTCCTGCCTAGCCTGCTCTGCGTTTTGGTAAGTCATGCTTGCACCCTCGGTTGGCGCAGACACTAGGTAGGCAGGAACATTACAAAGGCGAGCCATTTCCAGCGCTTGATACTTGCGCTGGTCAGCGATGACCTCTTGTGGGTTTTGAGAGTATTCTTTGAATTGCACTTGTGTCGACAGCGCACCGATCGCGTTTGATTTACGAGCTGCAGCCCACGCTGACGCAAGATCGCCCAGGAAGTCGCCATCCATGTCCTCACCGGATACCTGCTGCAAATAGCCGGGGACGGTTTCAAGCTGTGCATAACGATCGGCAGCCTGATCCAAGTAAATGCTGGTATTTATTGCTCGCACACCAGTTTTGAGGATGCCCTCAATAGGGCTAATGAACTGGATGACATTCGAAACATCGAGTGGCATGCCGTTGAACTCCAACTCGGTGGATCGTCCGTAGTATTGAGGGATGCCTGTCTGCTCGGTGCTTGAAATGTTTGCTGCTGGTAGCCATGTAAAACTGGCTGGGCGACCGTCCGAGTAACGCGTTGTGACATACGCATACGCCACACCATAGAAGAACATGTCCGAAAAGATGTTCACAAAGAAGAACGAGCGCGTCACTTTCGGGTCGGGGCGTTCCATCCACGGCTCAAGAGGAAGATAGATTTCCTCGTATTCCTCACCAGTCCATTGTTTGGAATAATGCTTTAATTCAAGCGCACCGATCAGACCAGCAATCAAATCCCTACTACGCGAAACGGTCGGGACGGACAAAGCTTTGATTTCGTCCGAGCCTGTTTGGTAGTACAGGAACTGCCCGACTTGGGATGCACCAGCGGCAGCCTGAATAGGCGCACTCGCAAAACTAGGGGCTTGATTGCGTCGGAGAAATCCCATGTAGTCGGAGTCTTACACAGTTTTATTGCAAATGCAACTATCCTCGTCCCATTGACGGGCGACGCATCTGAGCCTTGGGTTTACTTGCCAGCGACGCAGCCCAAATAGCGCAACGAGCCATCTCGATCGCTCCAGCAGATTTTTGACTGGACAGCACCACACCGTTCATCGTTTTGACGAGGGCAGCGTGGAGAACGTGGTCGCGCAGAACCTGCGAGCCGTCATGGGTTAATTGTTTTTCTTTAATCATTTTTAGCACTAGCCCGGTATAGGTTAAAAGTTCCGCATAACCGACGGTCTTGGCTCGACTCAGCAAATTCGTAGGCGTGTGAAGATGCAAAGATGGGGTTATCAGCAGCTGCACCTGTGGGTCTTGCATGATTTCCACAATTTTTTCCCACATGGTTAACTCGTCGCCAACGAGAAACGCTTGCCGGACATGGGTTTTACCGTCGGCTTCCCCTGCGATCACCCCAACGTACCGATCTTCCAAAACCGACGATTCGACAGCAAGAATTTTCTGCCCTGAGATTTCCGCGTCCTGTTGAAGCCTGTCCCATTCGTCCGGCTGCACCCAAGCATTGACCGTCAATTTAATAATGTTCAAAAACTCTTGGATAAATGCATCCCGTTTCATCGTCTTAAAACATTGGGTCAAATAATCCAAATACACGGACTGCCCAAGACCGGGAGAAGCCCACGCCCACGTCGAAGGTAAACGCCAGTCAAGATTTTCAGGGGCAGACCATTCAGCCATAAATGACCTAGAAATCTCGCCAGCCTCAATTGACTGGAAAGCCTGTTCCCGATAGTTCAGTTGGTAATCCGATCGGGCGTCGCCAGCCGTCGCTGTCAACAGCATCAGAGGGAAACCATTAGCCGTCGTCGGGTTGCGAGCCGTCATCGTCGGCTGAAAACCCTTAGCAATAGTCTCTGACTTAAATGCTTGCATTTCGTCAATCCAAATGAGATCGGCAGTGAAGCCTCGGGGCGCGTTTTCCTTGTTGGCTACCAGATACCACTTGCATCGACCATAGGGCGTTGGCAGGCTGATTTCCTCGCGGCCGTTGCCCTTACGGAACGTTGCGCCGTAATGCTCTTTAAGCAACTCGCCCATATCCTCGAAAATTGAGATCGCAACCTTCATTGTGTGCGCTGCGTAAATCACCGTCACAGGCTTTTGACGGATACGACTCATCTCCGTAAAAAACCAACCACAAACCGCCTGCGCCATAAGCGTCTTACCGTTCTGCCGAGCACACGACCAATAAGCCGACCGGACAAACGTCGAAAACCCCGAAGCAGGATCAGCATCCTTCGTCATCACCTTCCGAAGCAACTCCACCTGCCAATCAAAAAACTCAACGCCCATAACACGCTTAGCCCAAGCCACAACCTCATCACCCCATGAATCACCCTCAGGTAAATATGTCTCAATCCGTGGATTCTTACGCCCAACGACCTCGATCTCACCAGTATCTGCGCAGTCCTTGGCGTTTGGGGGAGAAACGGAGAG